GACAAAACCTATCAGACCAAGGAAGCGGCACAGGCACACTGCCGCGCCAGCGAATGGGTCGAAGAATGGAAATTCGACCGCGTCGAGGCGTGGCTGGATAACAGCACAGACATAATTCACCGCAACGTGAAAACGGGCGAAGAAAAGAAAAGCCCCGGCACCTACGCGCACGGTGATCGCTGCTAACCAAAAACCCCATCGCGCTCAACGCGCCGCAGCCCAGATTTAGCGCTGGGTTGCGGACGTGAAAAAACGAAACAGGAGCAAGAATCATGACCAAGTATCGCGTAATTGAACACCGCTTTGATGACCGCAAGATAATGTGCGTTCACACGGTATACGCCGCCGACCGCATGGCGGCGGTAAGCAAGGTCTTCACTGACGAGAAATTCGACTTCACATGCTACACGGGTGGCGCGTACAGCCGCACCCACGGCCATAGGGTCTTCGCCAAGGTGCAAGAAGTCGAACCCCGCTAACCCCGCCGTCTGAGCAACCCCATCGCGCTCAACGCGCCCAACCCCGGAAGCGAAAGCTGGCCGGGGTTTCGGGGTGAGAGAAACAAAGGAAACGCAATGACCAACACACACAACACCCGCGACGAATGGTTGACCGCCGCCGTCAACATGCTGAATGCCGACGTATTTGAACCCGCCGGTATTGAGCGTTTAAACGCTTCCTGGCGGATCGCTTGCTCATGGCCGGGCGGCGGCAGCGCCCGCAAGCGTATCGGCGAATGCTGGCCTAGCGGTTCATCTGATGACGCGACTCGCGAGATGTTCATAAGCCCGGCGGAGGACGATCCGCTCGAAGTGTTAGGCATCGTCGCCCATGAAATGATCCACGCGATTGATGATTGCGAACATGGGCATCGCGGGCCGTTTCGCACCATGGCGCTTGCCATTGGTCTTGAGGGTAAAATGACCGCAACCACTAGCGGGCCGGAACTAACCGCCAATCTCGAAAAGATATCGCAAGCGCTCGGCCCCTATCCGCACGCGAAGATCAACCTACAGGACCGCAAAAAGCAAACTACGCGCATGATCAAGATGGCGTGCCATGATTGCGGGTTTATCGCTCGCGCATCGCGGGCCGCTATTGAGAAGGCGGGATATCCCACATGCGGGTGTGGCGGGTTTATGTACGGCGACGTTTAAACGCAACACCATCGCGCTATAGCGCCGGATGCCGGGGGATTTCCGCCCGGCATTTGGCGTGAATGCACAACAAACATATGGAGTCAGTTATGACAATTCTTAACAAGGCGCAACAACGCGCATTGAAGGCGGTTTATGACCGCGAGTGGAACAAGCCCGAATCCTATCTGGAATTCCGGCGCACCGTTCAACCCGGCTGGGATTGTGTCATGGTCCCATGGTGCGGAATGGTTCTAGGAATCGAAACGGACGGCTACACACATTCATAGGAGTCAGACAATGCCAATCGAATTAATAGACGATGGAACACTCGACACGGTTTTCGCCTATCGCGGACGCCAGTATCGTTTCGACTCGCACTATGTGTACGACCATGGTGGAGTCGATCAATTCCTAAAGGATTGCGGGGAGCGTGATATTCTTGATGAATGGCACGAAACCGTGCCCGACGAAATGCGGGCCGCAATTAAGAATGTCGAGCATGTGGGCCGCCATAGCGAGTTCATGGATGGCTGGGTTGATGTATACGTCGCGCATATTGATGACGAGTCGTTGCTCGATATAACCGGCGACATCGATTGTGAAAGCATAGCAAAAGTTGCAACGATCAACAGAGATCGTCAATTACCACGGCATTTTCATAAGGAAGAACGCACCCGCGATGTAATGTACGCGCTCGAATTAGCCGTCCATACCGGCCATGACGATACACTTGGCCATGATTGTTGCGGGCGGACGTTTTCGAGTCCTGCGGAGATCATCCACGTTGACAGCATTTATAACCGCATCACGGTCCAGCATACCGTGCAGCGCAACGTATAGGAACGGAGTCAGACATGAGAATCATCACAATAGAGCCGGAAACCATCGAGTCGTTCCGCCAGGGATGGCCGTGCAGCGGTTTACATGACGTTGACCATATCGTCGCGGCATTCGCTGACAATGGCGATTTGGTCGATTATGATTGTTGCGACAAGCAAAGCATTCCCATAGCCAACACCTGGGAAGGCTCCGGCGCTTTACCGGCGCTGCTAGATGACGCGCAACGCAACGCACGCATGATCCCCGCGCCGCCCGGTATGATCGGCCATGGTTGGAAATACTAACCGCGTTTAAACATCGCGAGTCTATCGCCCATCCGGCCCGGCGCATTGCGTGGCGGGCCGTTTCGGGTGCCAGCGGCACGGCTGGCGTAACAATGGAGTCAGTATAGTGAAACTTAGAACATTCGAGGATAAATCCTATAATCCGAAACGAAATGCGCAGACCAATTTGATTGGGCGCACCCATTATGTGGACAATGAAACCCTTGCGTATTTTCATGCGCGAGTCGTCGCTAGTGGCAGCGAATGCAGCGGACTCATATTTTGGATAATCGAGTCGCACGCGGTTGATATGAATAATACCAAGCGGGAATTTCGTTTCGTAGTTTTCGACGTTGGCGGTCACGTTTTAGAGCGTGCAGAAAATGGCAGCGGATACCGCACCCGTAGCGCAGCCCGCAAGGTATTGGATGCGTATCTGACAACCATCGATGCGGAGAGCCTAACTTATGCGGCAATCGAGCGCGAGGTTCGCTGGTTAGAGCGCGAAGGGGAATGGCTGAAAACGCATATGGACCGCAATCGAAAATCTGCCGCGTGACGTTTGACGATCAAGCCTGGACTCGCGTCCGGGCTTTTTCGCCAGCCGTTATTCGGTTGGGTGAAGATGTAGAAACGAAGCAAAGGAGTCAGTTATGACAAAAGCAAAGAAGTCTACCACGACGAAACGCAAGGCCGCAGCAAAGAAAAAAATCATGCTGCCGTGGGCGTATAAAGAAGAAATCAACGCGGAAGAATTTATTCGCCGGGTTGCAGATATGGCATTGGAGCCGCTGAACTCAATGGAAAACATGGAAGGCGATATGTATATGTCGGATTTCCGCGAGTTGATGACCTTGAAATGGAAGCTATACCACGCGCTCCAACGGCTCGACGGGAAGTATTAAAACAAATGGCGGGCCAGGGAATGCACGCCCCGGCCCGCCGCTTGTTTTTATCATGCTAATTGGAGTCAGCAATGATGACTCTGTTTAGCTAAACAGAAGCAATGAAGCAAGGGAGTCAGTAATGAGTGTACATCTAACGAAGTCAGGAATAGTCGAACTAGTCGATCAGTGGGGCCACGGCAAGGCGGCAAGTGGCAATTGGTATTCCGCACCTGCCACGCTGATCTGTGGTGACGGTGACGGTTATTTCGACGCATGGAAGTACAGCGGGAAACTTGAAGATGCCGCCGACGCCGTTGCCGGGTTCTACTGTAATAATGATGGAACTTATGTGGTCGAGCATGATCCGAAAGGTCGCATTGAAGCTATTCCAACGCCGGATGATTTCTGGATCGACAACGACACTGACAGTCTGAGCGATTGCAAGCCAGACTTGGAAAAATATTCAAACGTAATTGCATGGTGAGGGAGAAGGATGATGAAAGCTATTCAAACCAAATTCACTGAGCATGGCCCTGTGCAAATACAGGATCACGGCTCTGCGTTCCTCGTCAGCTACCCCGATCAGAACAATCCGGGTTACCGGCGCGAGAGAACTTTTACCAAGGTCATAGGGGCAGACGCATGGAATTGCGCTCAAGCGTATGCCGCTGAGAAACGCAGGGGGCAGTAATGGCTAAACGCAAGAGAACCCGCAGCAATGGACCGCCAGAAAAGGCATTCGGCCTTGCGCGTGTCAGCACGCAAGAACAAGGCATTGATGGATTGGGCATTCGAGCGCAGAACGCAACCATCCGCGCCAAGGCGGAAGAACTTGGGCTGGAACTGATCGAAATATTTAAGGAAGTAGAGTCAGGAACTAAGCCAGAAAGGCCACAGCTTATCGCGGCCTTGGATGCAGCAGCGAAGTGCGATCCACCCGGCGTTGTGATCGTCAGCGCTTTGACACGCCTGACGCGTAACTTTGATGTCATGTCATACATCATGCGGAGAACGGAACGCGACGGCACCAAGCTAGTCGCGTGCGACATCCCCGAAATGTCGGACCCGAATCAGACACAATTTATCTGGCGGATCATGGCAGCGGTTGCGGAACTGGAAGTAAAGCGCATTCAAGCGCACACCAAAGACCGTTTAAACGTTGCCAAGACCGACCTTCAGGAAAAAGGCTACTACGACACCCGGCCTAAGAAGGATAAACCTTCACGGCGCATTACACGCCTGGGCAACCCCAACGTGGAGAAGGCGTCACCGCTTGGCGGTGAAGCAATGAAGCGTAACACCCGCGCCTTTGCCCTGCGGACGTACCCGATAATCGAAAGGCTGCAAAAAAAAGGCATCATGGGATTGCGTGCGCTGGCCCGCGAACTAAATAACCGCAACGGTCTTCATGGTGAGGGCCGGGCGGTGTTGACCTATCAAGCGCAGCGGCAGCGAGAAAAGCTAGAGGACATCCGCGAGGAAGATTTGCCGCAGTGGAGCGCAGAACAGGTCAAGCGCGTCATTGCCCAGGCAAAAAAGAAAAAATAATCCACAGGCAGATGCGGGCTTTTACCTTTCAATGTGCGCGAAACGAACACAGTAAGGTCATGAATGACATGAGCTATAAAAATCTCAAACGGACAAAAGACGGGAAAATCTATCTGCGGACTACAGCCGCCCAGGCCCGACAAGGCAAAAAACTGATCCGGCTATGGGCAAAGGAAGGCACAGAAACTTTCCGAAAGGAATATGACGAAGCCGTTGTTCTGATGAACGCGGGCGTAAAGAAGCAGAGCGCTCATACACTGAACTGGTTGGTTATGATTTATCTACGGAGTCCAGAGTTTCAACGGCTAGGCGATAGCACTAAGAAAGTGCGCGAAAGATTACTGGCGCACGCTACGCTTCTGCATGGCACGAAGCCGTTTAAACAAATCCGCGTGAAAGACATGCGTGTGCTGCGCGACTCGATAGCGCACAAGCCAGAAGCAGCGAACGCACGCATCAAGGCTATGCGTCAGGTCTACAAGTGGGCGATAGCGTGTGACCTGTCGGAGATCAACCCGGCAGCGAACGTGCCGTATTTGAAGCCCAACAACCCGGACGGGTTTTACACATGGACCGAATCGGACATTCAGCAATATGAGGCCCGGCATGTCATGGGCAGCAACGCACGGCTGGCGCAAGGGTTGCTCATCTATACAGGCGTGCGTCGATCTGACGTTGTACGTCTAGGTCCGCCAATGGAGTCGAATGGTATCTTAGAATTTACGGAAATGAAGAACCGCGCTAATGCACCAAAGGAGCGCATGATTCCAATTCTGCCACCGCTGAAAAAAATCATTGCCGCAACCAAGACCGGCCCGTTTGTCTACCTGACTACACACACAGGCCAAGCGTACACCGCAAACGGATTCGGCAACTGGTTTAAGCGGCGGTGCAAGGAAGCGGGCTTGCCGCAATGCTCCGCGCACGGGCTACGCAAGGCCGGTGCAGTACGCGCAGCCATGGCGGGCGCGACCACACGGCAGCTTATGGCTATGTTTGGCTGGGAGTCAGCAAAGCAAGCGGAACGCTACACCATGAAGGCAGAGCGTAACCGCTTGGCTATGGAAAATATGCACTTGTTAATCAAATGAGAATGTTTTACGAACATAATGTGTTTCAGGGAGACAACCAAGACGCTGAAGTCTTAAAAAACAACGCCTTGCAAGGGAAGTGGTGCCCAGGGGCGGACTCGCTTAGTGGTTTCAAAACAATAACTTAACTACACGCGGGACAAAAACAAGACAGAGGCGTCTTCAACATAGGAGTGAAGACGTTGAAAAAATATCTTACTTACGCCGCTGAATTTATCACGGTCTTACTGATGTTTGGCTGCATGTGGGTGATGTCCCTCTGGGGGCTGGTACTATGAAGCATAGCATCACCGGTCAAGAATCTGGCGCGTCAGATGCGCCCATCATCACACCCATCAACGGCGAGTATCTAACGCCGTTTAAACTGTCGCCCAACGACATGCTTGCACGGCACAGAGCCGCACGCGATGGCGAAGACACAAACAAAGCCACGCCTATAATGAAGCGGGGAAACTATTTCGAGGATGGAGCGCGGCAGTGGTTTGAAGATGAATTTGGCGTGGAGCTAGACCACCCGCAAACTGGATACCGAAACGAACATTGCAATCTGGTTGCCTCACTGGACGGCTTTTTTAAAGACGATTGGGAATATGAAAACCTACCCATACCTAAAGGATCAGTGTGGGAATTGAAGCTCCCGCGTTTTCCCGGCAGTCCTACCGATAGCTTGGAGCGCGTCATCCAAGTGCAAGCCCAACTGGATTGCGCGGATGCTAACATTGGTGTGATTGCGGAACTGGCGCAGAGCGATTGCAAATGGCGAATCGCAATGGTGCATCGGCATGAACCCACCATCTTGGCGATTCGTGAAGCGGTGAATATCTTCTGGCAGCACATGGAAGACGGCACTGATTACCCGCCGATAACACAGAGCGAGTATTCGAGCATGATCCCCGGCAACCGTAAGCCGGGCATCCATGACCTAACTGATGGGCCGTCTGAACTGATAATGAATGACGCCCGTCAGGACATGATCGACGCAGCGGAAACGTTGGTTGCGTGCAACCGCACAATGGCGGCAACGAAGTCGATGGAAGAGTCATGCAAGATGCGGCTGAAAGCTGCCATGGGTGGCGTTGAGAAAGTGCTGCTACCCGGTAGCATAAAAGTTTTCCATTCAACCGTGGAATATAAGGCGAAGCCGGAACGTACCACCGTCAAGAAAGCGGAACCCGCACGAACAGGACGTAGGTTCCAACTTATTGAGCCGGAAGGAGAAGGCGCATGAGCGATCTTTTCGGAACGGAAACCTACAAATTGGTGCGCCGCGAAAGCCCAGCAACGTCATTTGAAGCAGCGGACAGTATCGACAGTACCAAGTTGGAAAAATTGGTGTTCGATACGATTCGCTCATTCGGTGCCAGCGGTTGCATCAGCGATGAAGTGCAAAGCCGGTTGCCTGATCTAGCCTACTCAAGTGTCACGGCACGGTTTAAAGCGCTTATTGACAAGGGGCTGGTAAACATTGACGGCAAACGGAAGGGGCGCAGTGGTCGGAACCAGCGCGTCATGGTGGCGCGATGAGCAATCGCACAGCAATCAAGCGTGAGCTACGCAACGCGGGCCGGGTGCTATCCCGGCCTGAGTTGTTCCCTGATAGCCTCGTTGAACTATCCCACAAGTGCATCCAATCGGCAGAGCGGCAAAACATTTACCTGACTGCCGTGCCGTTTAAACGCACCTGTGCGGCATACGAGGCATCGAACAACGTAATCCCATTTTACAAGGTGACAACATGAACCAATCAGAGCAGCTTGATAAGTTTGGCGCAGCGTTCGTAGCTGCCCAGGCAACCATGACCAACCCTCACAAGAACGCTGACAACCCATTCCATAAATCAAAGTACGCTTCACTTGAGGAATGCAACAAGCAAGCGCACCAAGCACTGAACGCCCACGACATTGGCATCATTCAAGGCGTGCATGACAATAAGCTGCGGACCACGTTGATCCACAAATCCGGTCAGTGGATTTGTGACGAGGGTGTGCCGCTGGACGGCATTGAAACCGCTAAGAACAAAATGCAAGCAGCGGGCAGCGCGATAACATACGCCCGGAGATACGGCGTATGTGCTATGGTTGGGCTGGCGCAAACGGACGATGATGGAAATGCACTGAATGAACCACCTTTACGACCTAAACGTCCCAAGGCTAAACCATCCGGTAAGGATTTAGACGCTGCCTTCCCCGCAAACGGTGGTAAGAAGGCCGACTCTGGGGCCGGTGGTGCCAAGGGTCCAAAAAAGGCAGATGCTTCTCCTGGGGCATCTAAGGGCAAGACAGACGATGTTCTTACTATGATCTCACCAGATGGCAAAAATACCGCAGAATTTGGTTCAAGCCTGGAGTTTGTTGAGGCGTTTATGAGCCAGCTAGAACGGATGAAAGCTGATGTGAAGCTAAGTCCAGAAGATAGGGTATCCGCTATGCATCGCTTTGAGGAACACAATGAACCGACTATGGACCTGCTGCCAGAAGCCGCAGCACAAACTCTGCATGACGAACGCATACGTTTAAACGATGAACTGGGAGCAATTAAATGAGCGTACCCATGGGCGTCACGCCGAAACAGATGTCACTTCGCATGGCTATTGATGAGTTCATACAAACGCATGGCTACTCGCCTAGCGTTGCAGAGTTGGCTGCAATCCAAGGCACATGCAAATCCAACATCGTGCGAATGATGAATGACTTGGTGGATCGCGGCCACATCACACGCGAACACGGCAAACCGCGCAGCGTTTTGGTCGTGCCTGTAAACACAAAGGAGCAATAGCTATGGCTAAGAAACGGACCACGCCAAGGATTCCAAAGAAAAAGCTGCACAAAGTGCAAGCGGAAGCGCAGCCTATGCAATCAGAGAAGGAACAAACCCCGCTCATACTCGCGGCGGATGACAAGCCCTTTCAGGATGCGGCCACCGGCTCGACGCCACTTTGGGAACTCATCTGCCGCCCCTTCAAGATCATTGCGCGAAAGTTTCATTTTTAAAGTGGACCGGGCGAAGGCTCCTGATCCGATATTGTAGGCGAGTGAGCAACAGGCGCTAAATTGGTTTTCGTTTAAACGCGTTTTGACAACGCGGTTAATTGCGTTTTCAACGTGGCGCACCTCGCGCTTGAGGAGATATTCACCTTGCTCCTGCGTAATGCTAGGGTGATGAAGGGTGACAGGATTGCCCTCATCATCCCAGCAACTACCCCATCCGATTGTTGGTCTTGCCGCAGCGCAGAGGTATGGCTCTGATCGCCATCCCTCAAACTTCTTAATGATGTCCAGACCGGCTTGATTGCAGTGACCGTCCCACGCGTGCGCTGCCAGCAATGAGTCGTGCAGACTCATGTATGACTTTTCCGCGCATAAGTGCGGCTCCCAAACCAGAAAGATACGACGGCTGCCCAAACGGCCTGAAATTCAGCATTCCAAATCATGCTGTATTGATCCGCAGTCATCCAGTCCATGCTGACACACAAGGTCAGCACGCCGAACTCGATCGCAAGCAAGTAGGTCAAAACCGGTCTGACACTCGCAGCCATATTAACAACCCACAGACTAGCCTTGCTCTGCAAACGCGACGAATGTTTCATCAACGCCTCGCCTTCGCGGATGTCCGCCTCGACGTGCATGTGCTGTAGCTTGATTTCACCCAACGCCTTTTGTTGATCGATCTGCTTTTCCATCAGCTTGAGTTCGTGGGCCTTATCGCTTTTGTCTTGAAAATAGTCCATGACCTTGGGAAGAAAGCTGGTGCCAAATCCCATCAGCGATCCAAGCAATGACAACATTACAACAACACTCCTATAACTACGAATTGCAAAAATAAAAACGTAAGTCCAACCATGCTCAAATCTCCTTCTTACTCACCGCTAATTTTTCTGGAGGGTTGACTACTTGCAAGCCGTATCCAGCCGCAAGTATGCAAGTGACTGGCCCGACTTCGCGGGCTAGACTCCATGAACCGCTCGGCCCGACATATAACTGCATAATCGACCCATCCAGATAACCGCCCGCCAACAGCGGCTGTTCCGCGTATTTGTGTTTCAGCAGTTCTTCGACTTTGGCATGCAGATCGCAATGCGGCGTCAGTTCCATTTCTTGCCGCACCAAGTCAGCTTGCGACCTCATTAAATGTGTCGGATGCACCGCTTGATCTGTCTGGCAACCGGCCAGGAAAAAAGCGAGGGCTAAAACCGATATTCTTGCCATAGCACCTTATTCCATCCTGGGATGTTTTGAATTATGAATGTGCATCAAATGCTCTGTCATCTGGCGAAGCACTCGCAACTCAGCTTGCATCGTGGCAAGTTCCCGGTTGCGCTGCTCCAAAGCGGACACGCTGTTGATGTCTTTAAGGACATCGATCTGACTGGAGAATACGGCGCGTTGTGACTCAGCATCGTCTAGCCGCGCATCGAAATTGCTTTTAAATTTGTCGAAGTTTTTGTGGAAAACATCTAAGTCCTCCATGACTCTGGCCAAGTTACTTTTTACAACAGCGTAGCCACCGGCAATAGTAGCCAATAACATCACTCCCTGTATTGCGTGACTCGCTCCAAGTTCCATGTCACCTCACCGCTGGCCCGCTCGTGTACGCCCACCATAAAAACCAAGCAATGCCACCGGCAATGGCTGCAACAGCCAAGCCTTTGATGATCTCAATCCAGATTGCTTTGTGGCGCTCTGCGCGTTCTTCAGCTTCAATCTTATCTTGACGTGCGCGTTCCTTTTTATCGGCAATGCGCTTCTCGCGTTCCTCAAGAATCTGGTCCCAGGTACTTTTCTCGCCCGGCTTGCTTGGCCACTTTCGGTTGATCTCATCCTTCAGATCAGCGATCTGCTGGTCTAACTGTTTTTTCTCAATGACCGCCGCTGCCGCAGAACTGATACTGTCGTTGCCGCCATCGTCTTTGGCGCGTCTTTGCAGAATAGCTTTGTTCTTGTTGCTTATGCTGCTGCCGGGATCACGATTTTTGTTCTGATCGTGCTGGTCTTTTGCGTGGAACATCCCGTCGAGGGAATGGGCGATTTCTTGGACTCCACGGGCGCTTTTAACCAGGGTCCGAACGGTAGCTATGCTTGCAGCAATCGTGATGGGGTCCATTTTTCACCTGCCCCTCAACTCGACTTCCACGCTATAAATAGCCCCGCAATAATTCCAAGCGCGGCACATAGCTTTAAGAACATACGATAACCCCCACGCATCAGCGCCACCTCTAGTTGAATTTCGGCAACCGCCGCTTCAAGCCGCTTTTCTTCTTCTGTGTGCCGCTCAAAGTTATCGGCAAGGCTCTTGATGCCTTCTTCGATTCGCGCCAAGCGTTCACCGTGATCATCAGCCATGATAGTTAGAGCTTGCCACGCTCTGTTGCGATTTTCGCTTCTTGAGCTTTCATCCAATCGCGCCCCGATTGGCTACCACCGGCATCGTCAGCACCAGCTTCGCGTTGACGCCGCAAAGTAATTTCAGCCTCAAGCCGATTGATTTCATCTTGAGCATCGCGACTTGGCTTCGCAGCAAGATCAGCCGCCTCGACCGCATCTGCTGCTGCTTCTTGCTCTGCTGTGAATGCTACTGTTGCCGCAACATTATCCAAACCAACAACTACTGAGTGTCTAGCCATGATCAAGTCCTGCTTCTGCGATATTGGAGGATCGTGCCAGAGGTGATGTTGCCGACGTGAGCAAAAAATCTGGCACAGGTGTTTGCTTCTGCGGTAGTATAATTGCCAGTAGAATAATTAGTCTTGGGCGTCCCACTGTTATCTCCAAACCCAGCACGGCCCATAGCGGTTGTTTTGTATGTGGCACTAGCGGGGTTCATTAATATGACTTCAGCCCCCCATAAGTTTTCGTTGGTTGCATTGCCGATTCCAGCGGAGGCCCCCACGATCCGAATTTCCCCTGTTGCT